CCATTGCATCCATCATCACGTTGGTTGCATCGTTCATACGAGCTTCAATCAACGGAATAATAGCGGCATCTTGCTGAACTGCGCCTTCCATACCGAGGAACGGCACGGGAGAAATCATCAGTTTCAGGTCGAATTCAGCGTTGTAAGCACCTTGTTGAACTGACGGTTGGGCAAAAGAGCCACTGTAGTCAGACCACTGAGCGTTTACAAACTGTGCACCTTGGACGGGTACAGTTACAGAGGACACACCGCCAGAAGCAGACTGACTGTTAGCAATCAGTGCCGCCATCAAGGGCGTGGAGTTATAAAGCTGGACAACCAGCTTGGGGATAAAAGCTCTACGAGTTACATAAGTCAGTTCGTTGAACTGTGCTGACCCTGTAGCTGGTAGGATGCCGCCGCCAATAGCCATAAGGCCTCCTTACGTGGTTTAAAAAATTACCCTCTTACAACCCAATAGGACGTTGCGGTTTTCGCAGGTCATTGAGTGCATTCATTGCCTCATTCCGTGCAGCGGCTACTGGGTTTTTCCAATACTTGTTCAAGTCAAATTGCTTGACAGCACTTGGGTTGTATCCAGTTGAAGTAGGCACTGCTGCTTGCTTCATCCACTGATGGTATTCGGCTGCTGTTTCGTGATTAGTGATACCACGCTCCAACATAATTTTTTCTACATCACTGACTTCTGACTCATTAGAAATCAAACCTTTTTTCATCAAAGACTGTCTACGCTTTTGGAGTTCTTCAATCGCTTCTTTCTCACGCAACTTTGCTTCTAAGGCTTGCACACGGTCTTCCGAGCGGCTGACCGCACGGTGTGTGTAATCTTCAATGTCGAGTTCGGGGATTGGAAGGTCAGGCTTAACCCGCTTGGTCATACGCAAAAAGTCTTTACGTGTTTCTGGGTTCTCTGCGAGAGTTTGTGCAAGTGCTGCCAACTCATCACGGGCTTCTAAGGAAAGATTTTCTAGTGACATAAAGTTACCCTCTTTATACGATTAAATTACACGCTTACCATCGGCTGGCTTTTGGACAGCCATGCTGGACTTGTTCAGTTTATTGGGGGCACTCAAGCCACCAAACTGAGAAAAACGGGGGGTGTTGGTGACAACGCCATTTTGTTGGTTGTTGTCAGTTGGGCGGCGAGGTGCGGCTGCGCCTCTGGGCTTGAAGAGTTCCATTTGATTTTCCTTACATTGGGGGAGGAGGAGACATACCGCCTTGTGGCGACATACCAGGTATAGGTGCTTGAGCCATTGCTCTGCCTTCAGGGGTAGCACCACCCGCCTGTGGCAAGGTTTGCAGTAACTGAAGAATTTCAGATTGCTGTAATTCGTCAGTCTTGCCTTTTTTCTGACCAATCAAACCCGAAAGCACCCGAATAGCGTTGAGGGTTTTCTTACCCTCATCTGAAATGGAGCCAAAAGCGGGTAGGGATTGTTCAAGCAAGTCGATAGCCATACTTATGTTAATAAGTGCAGCCTCTTTATTTCCCATCTTAGGTTCAGGAGTAGACATGGGAGAAGCCATTGGAGGAGCTTCAGGAAGCTCAGTAGACATTTCTTCTGGCATTTCATTAGGTGTGGGTGCGCCAGCAGCCGCTTGGCTACTTTGCATTAACTCCATCAACTTATCTGGTGGAACACTCATAATCACTCCTTGCCGTGTTTGTAACCACTTACAAACATCTTGTCAATAGGTAGAGGGCATTTTTTGTCAGCCCTCTGTAGACATTACTTACGACCTTTACGGGCTTTGCGTCCCATACGAGCCATTTTTGGAGCCATTTTTGCTTTTCCGTACATCATGATATTTCCTTTTACAAGGCCACCTCAAAGGGGAGGCAGCCACACCCATTCCTTGTGGGAATCCTGTATTAACGGCGGCACTTACGTCCACTTTTTGTCTTCATGTTCATCTCATACCTCCATATTGTTTGCGGTTGGAGTCACGTTGACTTCTCCCGTATGACGTTTTAAACCCTGTTTGACGCATTGTCAAGTTGGGAGCCGCCTCATTTCTTTTGAGAGAAGCAGTGTCTACCCTTGGTTGGTCAGCCGTAGGCTGTGTCATTCCACTTGTGTTTGGAGCCATCATCCCACCTTTTTCAAGTCTGGTTTACCTTCTGCTTTTGGAGGTTGCATCTGTTGCATTTGCTGCTCCATTGCCTGTTGAGCTTCTTGCTTCTCTTGTGCTTTCTTCAATCGCTCTAACAATAATTGTTTCATTGGAGGCTCAACCATGTCAAGCAAAGATTCTTTGTCAATTACGCCAGCTTGGAATAACTCAAACGCCATCTTGCGGCTGTCTTCCATAAAGATGGGTGAGTTACTGTGAGCATCTACTTTCACCACAAAATCACGGGTGAACTGGTCTGCAATAAATTTTATGCCTCGTCCGTCTGTATAGTGGGTGTTGTCATACACCTGCATACATTTAAGGTACAGGGTAGCCATCTTTTCTAAGCTATCTTCAATAACCAGCGCACGTTTCTTAGCCCTGCTTGAGCCTAGACGGGCAAGTGTAGAAGCGTGACCAGAAGAGCGAACACCTGCTTCACCTCTGCCTTGCAGCACAGAAACAATGCCAGATGCTTCTTCAAACATCAGGTCAACCTCTCCAATCTCACGGAACAAATCAGGTGGGATAGTAGGTGCTAACTTCTCTACTTTTGCATTTGGCATATCGGTTGCGAGTAAGCCACCAGCACGATTAAGCGCAAAGTTCTTCTCGTCCAAAATGCCTGTAAAGCCAATCAGGGCAGTAGGTGGACTGACTTGTTTGGAAAGCAAGTCTAAGATTTCAGTCATACGCTTGTTGCGTAATTGCTGAAGGTAGATTAAGCGCTGGACTTCGGAAGCACCCCAGTAGTAGTCGTACAGTGGGTTGGGGCAAATTTGGATGAAGGGCAGTTCACCTTTGAGGAACATGCTTTCACCAGAACGGTCATAAATGATGACGTTGGGGTCTGCTTTGGTTACGACTTGGTAATCTTTGGTTTCGTCATTCCACACCCAAAGTTCAATCATCTCAATCGTATCTTCAGAGACTTGAGCTTTGTAGGTAGGGTTACCAGACAAGTCTAAGTTGACGTTGCCGTACATGGTTGGGTTTGTTTGAGAGAGGATGATGCGCTGGATACCGCTTGCAATCTCTGTGCGCTCATGCTGTGTAGACATGACTCGCTTAACAATGCTGTCTCTTTGCGGATGAGAGTAGAGTCTGTCAAACAACTCAGACTTGGTGATGTAGTAGGAGTGGACTAGAGCTTCTTGTCTGTCTGTGTATGCACTGTCTTCACGCAGTACGCCAATACAAGCGGGTTCCACCATGTAGGGGTGGATGCCATTGTTAATCACAAGTTTGACAAAAGTGGAGTTATAGCAAAGTGACCACGTAACTGCTGTTGAGAACACTTGGTCAGCGTTGCTGTTTAGCCACTCGTCATTCAGGGCTTTGCTGAGAGTTGGAACCTTAATCTGTTCATCTTCAGATACAGCCGCACCCGTGTGGATAGAGAACTTGGTGGTTTCTGCTGAATACAGGAACGAGGTAAGTTGGTCTATATGTGGATAAATCTTGTTGTAGATGGCGGGTACGTCATCAGGTGCGTTACCGAACAGGTAGTAGCTTCGCAGGGATGAGTAATCAACTTTGCGTTGCTCACGACTGACGAGACATTTTTCTATCAGCTCAAGATAGAAGTTTTCTCTAGCTACTGGTTCTTTAGGAATTCTCATCTCTTCACCTGTAAGTTATCTGGGTCTGCCATATAGCTGGCGGTTCTCGGCCCTTGCAGGTCACCCGCTGCTTTGGGATTGATGCCTACGGATTCTCCATTAACAGACTTAAATTGTCCACCCATCACAGATTTCATGCTGATATTGCCTCCGCTACCCCAAATTACAGAGTCACCAGGTCGAGCTTGCTTCTGTTGTTGCTGGTTTTGGGACTGGATAGCGTCTGTAGCCTCTGCAAACTGCTTGTCTGTCAGCTTGTTCTTGCGTTTCATGTAGCCAGTCTGGTGTTCACCTGCCTTTGTAGACTTGATGTCCGTCATGTCGTACTCAATAGCAAGTTGCTTCAAGTTTTTGTCGGTTGCGGACGTTTTTGGTGACCTTGTGCCTACAGGCTTCAAGTGAACAACAGATATTTCGCCTTTACACAGTTTCATGGGACAGTCTGGCTCCCATGCCTCAAAAATACCGTGGTTTGTGCAGTAATAGTCTCTCAGAATTGCCATAGTTACCCCCTAAGTGCTTCGTCAAGTGAAATTTCGCTGTAATCGTGCCTGTTTACCATCCCAACCTTCACTTTTATGCCTTGCGAGGTTACTTGTAACCCCATTTTGGGCATAAATACGGGCTGAGATTCTTTCCTGTAGTCCACATAGCGTGTGTTATCTATGCGTTTCATAATCTTTACGTTACCTGCTTTCCACTGTTGGTAGGCTTTACTGACCCTACGCTGCACCATTTCGGTCAGTGGTTCCTTGTTATAGATAAAAACATCATAGAAATGACCATGACTTATACCTGCAAGTTCAGCAAACAGGGCTATAGAGATGCCTCTATCCTTGTCGGCATTGAACCTTTGCATGTGTTTTGTCAGTTCACGCTTGCTTAACGGGGTCATATCTGTACTCCACTGTGTAACCAATACCTTGCAAGAACCCTAAAAAGTCCACTTCGCCGTAACTGTAGGCAGGGTCAGCGGGGACAACTACATGGTTAGTGCTTGCCAACTTCCTTGTTTGGGCATGATGCCCTACCAATTTGGTGTAATCAAAGTTTTCCTCATGAAAACCAAGCCCTACATACTCTATGCTGAAGTATTTGGCTATCTCATCAGGACAATACTTATAACCATAAGATTTAAGAAGTGGTTTTAATATAGCTGAGAGTTGTGCATCCTCATTCCATCCGTGTATCTCATTGCTGTTTAAGTGCATGATGCCGTGCTTGTTACAGGCTTCTAAGAATCGCTTGCTTCGCAAAGAGAATCCACCGTTCTGTACCACTTTGACTGGCTCTGTAGCTTGAGTCCAAGAAAAGTGGAGGTACAGGTTACCTTCACCAAAAGCACAGTGTGAGGGTGCACCTATGTAATCGTATTCATAGTATTCAGGTTTAAAGTTCTTGCCGTTAAGTACCCACCCATCGTCTTGAACGATAAGGCAGTAGTCAGTCTCTATATAGGCGTACAAGCCGTGCATCATGAAGAGGGAATAGCCTAGATAGTCTATGTTGTGGCAACGCTTCCAGACTACATTGCTTGGCAAGTTGGGTGGCTCTTCTATAGAGATGAGTAAGCCCTGTGAGCCTGGCAACTCTTGCATAGACTTCACTATGGAAGGTATGGCAGAAGCACCGTTGTTGTGTCCGTACACAGACACAATGGTTAATTGACTATGAACCATACATTCCAATCCTCTTTAAATAATCACTTACGTTTCTGCCAACAGCAATTTGTTCAGGAGAGAAAGACTCTTGTGCTGCGCTCACATTGCGTGAGAGTTTGTGAGCTATCAATCTAGGCTGAATCTGTTCGGCATAAGCGACAGCAGCGAGGGCAGAGGCAATCACACGGTCATCTTTACCCCGACCAGGTGCGCCTAAGAATCCACCTTCTCGCACGATACCTTTCATTTCTTCTAGGGTATCCATGCTGAAGATACCCATCATGCCCCGCTCAAAATAGTCTTTCATGTACTGCAACATACGTTCCTTGCTGTTGCTTGTAGTTAGGTAGCCTATGCTGTTTGACAAGCCCCCTAGCGTGTCATTACGCCTCCAGATGTAGTTTGTCATGCTACCCAACACATCCATCAAGTCTCGGCCTGTAGCCCCACCCATAGAGGTAGCCAAGCGTTTCAAGTTCCTTAACTCGTTAATCACAGCTTGCCCTGGCCCGTTAACTTCCAAGTTAAGTGTGCTGTTCTTGTAGGCTCCTGCTAAGTGAGCTATCACCCACGCAAACTGGTAGGTGTTGAGTTCAGAGGTTGCAAACTCTGCTACTTGGTCTAGGCCATCTGCATAACAGCGGAAGACTTGAATACAGAACCTGTCTGCCCAGTCACTGCTACCGTAGGCAGGGTCAGCACCAATCACGTAGTAGGCACTGTCTATAGGTTCTTCCCATACTTTTAGAGAACCCAGTCTTTCTGTTGACCGCAACACTTCTGTGTCTTGAAACAGTTGACCAAAAGAATACCTGTAGTAATCACACTCTGTCTTCTTACTCAGCTTGGCGGCTTCCGTACAGCGGGTATGCGAGAAGAAGGACGTTCCTGTCATCACAAAGGCATAGTCTTCAGTGGGTGGAAACTCTTGGTACATAAGGGCATCGTCTTTGATACCCTCGTACATCTTCCATCTCCACCAAGCCATTTGACGAGAGTTAATCTCAAAGCCGTAGAGCTTCTTAATATCTTTGTGCCACTCTTTCTCTTCCCCTGTCAGCTTGCCATCCCAGTAAACCTTGTAGATGTTGGAGTCAGCAGGGACGGTGTAATACTCATTCCTCCACCACCCGCAGAAGATTGCACGTTGAGTCTTAGCTCGCTTGGCAGTCTTGTACATGTCGTGGAACATGTTGAAGCCTTGAGCCGTACTCTCAAACAAGTACAGCCTTTCAGGGTTCTTCTCAGCAAGAGAAGCTATCAACGAGGCTAGACCTTCTTCGTTACCCCAACTGGCAGTCTCTGTCCCGTGTAGGTAAGTGATAGCTTTACCTTGCCCCAGTCTAGATTTGTTACCAGCGATTTGGTAAAAGAGTCTTGACCTGTTCTTGAGAACCATCTGGTTTCTGTTATGGGCAACCAATGGAATCTTGTACTCTTTTGGTAATCCTTCGATATACATAGCCAGTGTTGAACGGAACATGTCCCTGTTCTCTTCCGTATCCGCAACAAGAGTGCCTTGCCAGCCAGGGTGGGTGAATTGCCAATATAAATCAAGCGCCAAGGAAATAGTTGTGATACCCAACTGCCTACCTTTGAGGATGACAAAGAAGTGAATGTCTTCATCTAAGCCTTTCTGTATCTCGTCCATCACATATGTCTGAGTACCCAGAAGGTTACCCATCTTCTTCAAGCCCTCTTCCTTTGTCTCAATCTTGAGTTCGGAACAGAACTTGTAAAACTTCTTTAAATCAAAGTTCATCTATTTTCCAGTCGGCAATAACTATCGCTGCTTGCTTGTTCTTGGCACATGCTATTAACTCTCGGTAGTGGACAGGGTTGTACTTCTCTTGCCATTCCTTTGCCAACCTAATCTTGTCAACCTTCTTAATGCAAGACAAGGCTCGCCTCATCTCTTGCTGAAGCTGAATACGACTGTCCCGTAACGCCATCCTCGTAGCCAACCTTGTATCCATACTCCACAGCTTCCTGTATACCCATAGCCATCATCACCATCCTATGCTCTGATTGATAAAGACGGTTAACCAAGAGGCGACAAGCCTCCCGCAACTCATCCTCATCCATCCACAGAAGTTCACTCACTTTCGTATCCCGCCCATCTAAACAAGTAGTAATACATATGCCTCTCCCAACTCTGTTCAGAATACTTCTCTATCATCTCGTAAGCAGCCTTTGCTTGCCAAAGCCAGTATTCTTTATTCACGCAGTCCTCCAAATCCTTACCTGGTCACCATCAGTCTTGGCAGTAAATACCCTACCCAACCTCTTACCTGCCCTGTAATTGGCGTTTAAGACCTTTGCACGGGCTTCTAGCGGTACACAAAAGCTATCTCCTACCTCCATATCCTCGTAAGGATAGGCATACACAACCCTCATCTTGGGTGCAGGTACGCCTACTTCAACCTCTATCGCAGTAATCATCATCTCTTCCCCTCTACCAATAACTCCATACTACAGACAAAAAAAGGGTTAGTCAAGAAGTAACTCCTGACCAACCCTGAAGGCAACTGCTGGAGCATTCGATAACCAACAGCAATTCCACTATACCAAAAAACTATTTTTTTCTGGGGGGGACGAGAAGTGGGGTGCACGCCTTTTCAGACCCTCAACCCCAAAAGCGTGGGCAAGCAAGCGATGACAAGCACACGCAAAGCATAGTCAACCCCGTTACCCTTTTCTATAATGCTAGCGTGTAGCGTGTAGGGGAAAATGCCTAGATTGTCGTGCATGCTGGGGCACTAAACCTGTTAGCTACAAAATACATTAAACAAAGGGGATAACATGAATACATTAAACAAAGTATTGATTCGGGTTACTTTAAATTCAGGTAATCAGGCTATTTATGATGTGCTGCCACAGCATGTACCTAGGGAAGATATCCCACAGTCTAAAGACTGGCCTGTAATGTATGGCACACAGGTTGCACATGAATCACAGGG